ATATATTTTGAAATTATTGATTACAGCAACGACGAATTAAACGACTTACCTTTCATACAAAAAATCTGGCATTTTATTAATGAAGAACCAAACAAACCAGTATGTCCGACCTGTAATATTCAACTAAAATTTAAAAGATCTTTAAAAGAAGGTTATGGGGTATATTGTTCAAAAGTATGTTCCAACAAAAATGAAATTCAAAAAACAAAAATTAAAAACACCAATAATGAAAAATATGGAGGTAACGCTCCAATTTGTTCTGATGAGATTAAAAATAAAATAAAAAAAACTCATTTAGAAAAATACGGTGTAGACAATCTTTTTAAAGATAAAGATTATATTAAAACAAAAACAATAGAAAAACATAATGTAAATCATATCGCAAAACTTGATTCAACAAAAGAAAAAATAAAAAATACAAATCTTATAAAATATGGTGTGTCGTCCCCTCTGAAATTACCAAACGTTAGACGTAAAAGAGTTAGAAAAAATACCAGTTTAAGTACTGTTGATTTTATAAAAAGAAAAATTGTTTTAATGGATAACCCGTTAAACGAATTAAAATCATTAAAAGAAAAACAAATTTGTGAATTCTTAGGTGAATTAAATATTAAATACATTAAGGGTGACAGAACCTTACTTAAAGGTCAAGAGTTAGATATTTTTATTCCAGATTATAGTTTGGCCATTGAATTTAATGGATTATTTTGGCATTCCGATAAATTTATAGAAAATAATTACCATTATAATAAAACTAAGGATTGTAATAAATTAAATATAAGGTTGGTACATATCTTTGAAGATGAGTGGACATATAACTCGTCTATCGTAAAAAGTAGACTTAAAACATTGTTGGGATTAACTCAAACACGTATTTTTGCAAGAAAATGTGAAATAAAATACGTTGACACAAAAACAAAAACTCAATTTTTAATTGAAAATCACATACAAGGCCCCGTTGGTAGTAAGTTTAACTTGGGTCTTTATTATAATTCAGAATTGGTATCCATTATGACTTTTGGTAAAAAACGGCTAAACCTTGGATTCAAACAAAGTAAAAACGATGAATATGAGTTACTCCGGTTCTGTAATAAATTAAACCATATTGTTGTTGGTGGAGCTTCTAAACTACTCAAGAAATTTATTTCGGATCAATCACCAAAAGAAATAATAAGCTACGCAGATAAAAGATGGAGTGATGGTAACCTATATAAAAAATTGGGGTTCTCCTTCGTTAAGGAAACCGTTCCTAATTATTATTATATTGTTAGTAAGAAAAGGGAATCCAGATTTAAATATAGGAAAGATGTGTTGGTGAGTTTGGGTTTTGATAAAAATAAAAGTGAATCCGAAATTATGGAAGAAAGGGGAATTAGAAAAATTTATGATTGTGGAAATTTATTATTTAAAATGAGTTTTATTTAATCTTAAAACTTTTTTCTATTTACTTTCAATTATTTTAAAATTATCCTTTATATATAAATTAACTAATAAATAATATTAAACTTCTTTTTTCTCTCCTCCTTTAGTTAAATAAGTTCTTACAGGACTTTTTTCATATTCACTTGATAAAAATTCTTTCATTTTTTCAATATTTCTTGGGTCGTCGTCTGAAAAACCAATAAAAGGGATTATTTCGTGATTCTCAACATCATTCTTAAACATTGCTTTTTTTCCAATTTCTTGAGCCAAATCTTTACAATAATTAATAAATGATCTAAGTGCTTTTATTTTTCCTTCTTCTGGATTTGCAGCACTACCTTCACCAAAAGTTACCGGATGGAATCTACACATATCTAAATATTCATCAATCAACTCCTTATCAGATACTTTTAAATTAATATTTTCCTTTACGGTATCATCAGCGAAGTGTCTATATTTTTTTAGATTTTCCACTAATGTGTTTTTATTAATTCCGTTGTGATTTGAAATAATAAAGTTGTATGTCGCTTCTTTTAATGTTTCTGGATTATGTCCTCTAGCGGTTATAATCGCAAAGATGGAACCACCATTAATACACTCCACAAAATCATTCCAGGATGGTCCAGGGCTTGCAATCATTGAGTCAATGATGAATCTCTTATTACCTTCCTCTTTGAAGTTTCTAAAAGGGCTTGGCGCATAATCCACAACTGTCGTCCCTTTAAATGAAAAAGGTTCAACGCCAATCTGATGTCTATGTTCAGCAAACTCCTCAGTTGACATACCTACTTCTTCTTCATTTTCAGTCAAAACCATTATTTTGGTTGGCATATAACAAATGTTATCGTCCCAATCAAAAGCATAATATTTTGAGTCCGGAGTACCTTCCTCAGTCATACCTTCTTTAATGGTTTGGTTTCTTTTTTTAATTTCGTTAAGAACGTGTTTTTTTATGTTCATCTTTTTTTAGTTTTTTTAATAAATTTTCCAATTGTGATTCACTCAAAATGACATTTTGTTTTTTAGATGAAAAAGTTTTGTTATTTTTATCATCTAAGTTAAGTGACTCAACAATAATTTTTTTTGAGATTTCCATACTTTTTTATTTATAAATATACAAAAGGGGAGTAAATTACTCCCCTTCCATTTATTTTTTTTCTTTTTTTTGAATTAAATGTTCTCAAAAGAAGCACCAGTTGGTGTAATTACGAACTCAATATCTATCATCTCGAGTGCTTTTGTCGGTTTTAGGTACACCTTCCCCGTCAATGTGTTTGAGTCTAAATCCTCTGGAGTGTTAGATACTGTAACTCTAAAGTCAATCAAACCTCTATCTCTTCTGATTGAATCCAAAATTGGGTTCACTGAGTCTAGGAAGTCTTGTCTAACCTTATCATCATTTTGTTCAAACAACAATCTAACAGCAACAGCAGATATCAATTTACGAGCCTGTAACAACAATCTTCTAACATTAATTCTGTCAAGAGCAGATTCTCTAATTTGTAGAGTTTTGTTACCCCAAATTACAGTACCCACATCTGAGAACGTTGCAATTGGATTAATTCTACCCTTATAAAGTGTATCTCTATCGTCTTGAGTTAACTTTCTACGTGCTTTAATTGCGTTAACAATACCACGAGTATAACCAGCAGATGCAAACCAAGGGAACGCGATGTTATCAGTCAATGCCAAGTTTTTAGTTACCTCAGCAGTTGGTGGTAAATAAATTTGAGTATTATTTACACTATCTCTTGTTAGTACCCACGGATAGTAAGTTGCAGTATAGTTTGAATCAATTCCAGTATTATCCAAATTGTCAACCACCTCTTGAGGGTAAATTAAACCTTCAGTCACATCACTATATGTCGGTAAGAACATATTGAAGTCAGGAGTTGTACAGATGTAAATTGAGTCAGCTCTATCAGTTTCAACCATATCAATTGCAAGTTCAACAAGGTTTGAGTTATTTACATAATCAATTCCTGGTGTTGTAAACACATTGATGTTTGTTGCTTCTGGGTTAGCAAAAGTTTGTTGCCCCCACAAATAAGCGTAGTAATCTGTATTTGCCCAATTTTCTTGGTTTGGACCACTAATTTGTTTAAATGAACCCCAACCAGATGCGGTAGGATAAGTGATGGATGCTTCAGCACCAAATTTATAACCAGATTGACCTAAAGCGAACTGATCACCATTTGTTCTATTTTCTCTATAGATATCCCAACCATCAAAACCACCGTAGGCATATACTGTGAATTTTCTTGTGTTTAATCTGTAGTAAGCATTGTCAGAATCTTCTGGTTCTGTATTAAATGATGATACACCTACTTCAAATGCTGGATTTCCAGAAGTTACATATCTATTTGGAATTGTGACAGCACTTGCGTTTACATCCATGTGGAATCCTTGTGTTAAATAACCCCATTGTGGGCCGGTTGTGTCAGTACCTAAATTAGGTGGGACTATTTTCCCTTTGTAATCAAAGAAATCATAATCAACTCCACTAATATTTGAAATACCCAAATAAGCCCTTCTTGGATTTTCACCATTTGAGATAACTGGATTGTCACCACCATTTGTTGAACCAAAAGGAGGGTTGTAAATAACGTCACCTGGTTGTAAGTATTTTGTTTTGTAAATAATGTATGGTGATTTTGCGTTCGCATATTCTCTCATAACATATCCTTCAAATCCACAAGGTAAAGCATCGGTTGGTGCCTCGTCACTCATCTCCAACATAATGTATTTTGACTTAACTTGGTATTCACCATTTGAAGTACCAATTTTGTTTGCCACGTAATTATTTAAGTTTGGATCTAATGAACAATTTGTGAAGCTTTCAATAACTCTTACATTTTGATCATTGTCATAAAAATCTCTAACAAAAACATCAAACGTACCATTAGCAAATGAAATATTTCCAATAGATAATTTAACAAGTCTATTTGCCGCATTACCATCAGAAATCAATACAAACTTAAATAATTTGTAAACTTTATTACCTCTTAATTCTGAAACCACAAATGGAGTTTCCGGTGTTTGGTATTGTTCCAAATAGAATCCGATTGAATCTGTATTTAATGATTCGGCACTATCAAGTTCAATGAAGTCACAATATAAACCTCTAACCTTACCGTCTCTATAACCATTTAATAATAAACTTGAGTAAGCTTCCTCAACAAATAAAGGAACTTCAGTTCTATCTTTACCAAAATTACTTCTACCAAATACTTTTGATAAATAATTTGTACTTGCCGAGTCCATTGATGTTTCAAAACTAAATGTGTCGTTGTCAAATGTTGTCCCACTAATTACAAACGTACCGAATGGATTTTTTGAAATACCGGAATAAGAACCAGCACATACCATTGAAGCGTCAGATGTTGCCGATACTTCGTATCTTGGTCCGTGTTGTGTTGATGAATATGTCGTAATACCTCTTGATCTTAAAGTAGCAACTACCATATCATCGAAATCGCTGTATGGGTCAGATGTGTATTGTGTACCATAAACTGTACAAGTACCAGTAAATTCAGTCACTGTAGTACCAGTTCCAATATTACTTAAAGCAACACCAAATCCATAACCATAATATGAACCAACACTAGCTACTTTTGTATAATCAAACAAAGCATAATACCAAGCATCGTTTACTTCACTTGACAATGTTGAATTTTCAAGTATTAAAGAGTCAACACCTAGTACATTTGTTGTTGCAGATACCGCATTTGAAAATACGGTTACACCAGTAACTGAATTAAATGTTGATGAACTCACAGGGCCCCAGAATAATGCGTTACCACCAGTTGCTCCGGAACCTATCGTTGCAAAATTATTAATTTGTGTTGAAACAAAAGATTGTAAATCGGCGTTTAATGATGAAGTACCACCTTCAAAAGTGGTGTAAGTATTATAAAACAAATCATTAAGTAATGCGGGTAAACCAGTAAACACAACATTTGAACTCGTACCAGTAGTACCTGTAAAAGTTAAAGTTTGAGAACCAGTAATACCTGTCGCACTTACAGTTGACGGGTCCGGATTTGCAATTGTTGTTATTGACCAAGATGGTCCCGCGTCATAACCAGACAATCCTAAGATTCTGGTTACAAATAATTGGTTAGATTGAGTTAAATATGATTTTGCAATATATGCCGCCTCATATTTTGGGATTTGAGTATTAACAAATTTTTCGGGGCTTGTTCCACCGAAATAAACTTGAAACTCATCATAATTTGTGATAAAGATTGGTTCAAACGCCGGACCTTGTAAAGTTTCACCTACAAGTCCTAGAGTTGTAACACCGACACTTTGAGCCACAAAAGTTAAATCTCTTTCAGATGTATAAACACCTGGAGATACAAATACTTTGTTAGTTGATGCCATTATTAATTATAATTTAAACATTTATTTTAATATAAATACATTGAAATTTTGCAAAAAACACCGCTGACTCATAATTATTTAAGATAGGGTAGAAAAAAGGTAGATTTTTTTCTTCCTTTTTAAAAACCATTAAAACAATGAAAAAAATTAAAAATCTTAAAATATCAGAAGAAACTCACGAAGTTCTCAAAAAATATTGTGAAGAAAAAGGTTTGAAAATATATAAGTTTTTGGAATCACTTATATTGAAAAATTGTCAAAAAGAAAAAGATATTTACGGAGAGTAAAAATTAGGTCACTAAATGTGCAATTGTATTAATGGTAGATTCTTCTAATGGATTTGTTTTGGTTACCCCAACGACTAGGGTATCACCATCATTAATCTGAATTATTTCCAAATCCGAACCAACAAAATTTCCATTTATAAAAACAGAATAAGTATCAACATTTGTTGTGTTTTGAATTTTAATATCGGCAGTATACCTAAAAACTTCACTAAGTTGTGTATTACCGGACACAAATAATAAATTCAAGTCAAACGTATCTGGTCGTGGTGGTTGAATGTTTACCTTTCTTGATTTGTTTAATGGATCAACTTCAAACATTGTAACTTGTCTAGTTATACCGGGTGAGACTTGAAACTCGGCTTCATCCAATAAAAAACCCATCAGAGTTATTTTATAATTTTGAATATAATATTTTCTTTTTTCAATTTCTTTAACGGATTCATCAGTTGGATCCGCCAATTTCATCGGCATATAGTGACCCTTAATCTGAGTGTACGCTTGTTTTGATGTAAACGTTTGCATCATAATTTTATTAAACTCATTAAGTTCACGCATTCTATTACAAAATATTTTAACATTGTAAGTGATATCAACCGGTACGGGTTGAGGTATTTTATACACATCAACACCTTTCCTATCACCATCCCAAGTTGGAACTGAATAATAAAAAAACCTTAAACGTTCCGGAATATTTGCGGCACCTCCTTGAAATTTTCCATATATAACTTCAGGTTGTCTAACGGTAATTATAAAAGGTAATGAAACATTTTTATCCAAATCTTGAAATTTCCATGTTTCAGTAAATTGTGACCAACTTTGTGTTGTAATGATTTTATCAACTGTCGGTACTGTTTTTCCGTCCACAACTAGTTTTAATCTTTCTTTGACAAAATCCAAAACACCTTTATCCAAATCAGCATGTAAAACACCCTTCGGTAAATACGTGCCATTATCTGTCACATCTTCAATTAATTCCATACGCCTCTCCGTACCAAACTTTTTTGGAACCAAAGGTAAATGTTTTTTAATCTTTTTTGGGAAAGCCATTATATTCCGTTAAATTCATCATTTGTTACAGGAGCCGCAATTATTGTCCTATAATATTTTTTATAACCACCATAAGTGTGTTTCATATCGGAGTTAACCCTTCCGTCATTTACTACACTATAATACCTAACTCTATCTTCGGTTTCGTAATAGGCCAAATAATCACCTAATGAAATTTCAATAGCCAATTGATCTAAATGTGATTGGTAAACACTAAATGTCATATTACCCGGTTCTATTTGTGAAACTCTTGAGGAACCGTAATCCGTATTTGTTGGTGTGTCAATCCTAACCAACCCTTTAACCTCAATCGGAGCCATAAATTGAATTCCGGAAGAAAGGGCCTCACCATAAACATCATCATTATTTGTGCGTTGTCTGTCCACTCTATATAAAACAACGGTAAAGTTCATGTCTCCGTACATCCATTCGGACCCAAGCGAGATCTCAAGTTCGTAGTCCGCAGCAGAAAAAAACTTATTTAACCTCGTAATAGGTACTCTATTTTGTGTCATACTAATAAATATCTATAAAACAAAAAACCCCTCTTTTAGGGAGGGGAATATAACCATTTTATTTTTTTTATTTAAACTTACTTCTATCTCTTTTAACCCTTTTATCACTAAGTTCTTTATTTCTTGGGTTGTTACGCCATTTTGCGAATTCAGGTTCCCATTTTGAAACGTCATTATCAAAATCTTTTAAATATGGACCTTTAGATCTGATATCTTGATATTCCATTTCTTCTTCATCCGACCAAGAACCAAATTCTGGTGTAGTGTCTAGTGATGAATTTTTATGTTTAGTTCTAGACATTTTATCACCTAATTCTTTGTATCTTGGATTGTTTTTCCATTTTTCAAATTCTGGTTCCCATTTTGAAATATCATTGTCAAAATCCTTTAAGTATGGCCCTTTTGATCTAATGTCGTCCCACTCAGATTGATCTTCATCAGTCCAAGATTCCTCCTCAGATTCTCTAATAACTCGTCTTACAATTCTTGTAAGATCTGATTCCGTTAATCTAATTATTTTTTTCATTTTATAATTTTTTTAAATTTATTTTTTATTATAAATATATCCAAGTTAATTAAAAGTTGATTTTAAAACAAAATTGATTATTTTAATTTTTAATTAATGGAAGAATTAATTTCAAAAACTCCAGAGACACGAGCCCTCCAATTACTTGATGAATATATTGGGTCAAACAACTATATCCTAGCGTTAAAAAACAAAAAACAAAATAGTAAGTCATTCACACCAACAAGATCACAAGCTGAGTATATAATTAATTTCCACGGTAGAAATCCCAAGGTTGCCAAAAAATGGGTTAAATTGGATTCCTATTTTGGAAAAAAAATGATGGAAGATAAAATGTACACAAAAGAACCATCAGAAATATATGTTGAGAAGTTGTTGGTTGAAAAAGATAAGTCGTATCATATTTGGGGAAAAATATTCAGTGGTGAAACCTTACATGACTTCTGGATACCAAAATCCGCCATTATAAAGGACAACGAAGTTAAAAATGTTGTTGTTGATTATTCCAAATATATTTCTAGACCACCAATGGAACATCAAAAGGTGGCAATTGAAAAACTGGTTGGTAATAAAAAGTATATTCTGGCGGACGACATGGGACTAGGTAAGTCAGCGTCAGCCGTGGTTGCGGTGTTAGAATCTGGGGCAAAAAAAATACTTATAATCTGTCCAGCATCATTAAAACTAAACTGGGAAAGAGAAATAAGGATATATTCCGACAAATCAATTTTTATTTCGGAAGGTAAGAAATTTTCAACCGAGTACGATATTGTAATCATAAATTATGATATTTTAAAAAACTTCCACGACATAAAAAACAAAGAAAATTCTGAAATATTAAAAGCCAATTTTGATTTGGTTATTATGGACGAAGCCCATATGATATCCAACCCCCAGGCGGCAAGAACCAAAATAGTAAATGATATCGCATCATCAATTGAACGTGTTTGGTTATTAACCGGAACCCCAATGACATCCAGACCAATGAACTATTTCAACTTATTAAAACTTGTTGAATGTCCGGTATCGGTCAATTGGATGGCTTACGCAAAAAGATATTGTAATGGATTTCAATTCAATGTTGGAAAGAAAAAAGTCTGGAATGTCACCGGTGCCTCAAACTTGGATGAACTAAGAGAAAGAACCCAATCACATATTTTAAGAAGGTTAAAAGAAGAAGTACTGGATTTGCCAGAAAAAATAATAACTCCAGTATATCTTAATTTAAAATCAAAAGAATATGAGGATATGATGGGTGAATATTATGATTGGTTTAATTCAAACAAAGAGGAATCATCATCACTTACCATTCAGTTTGGTAAATTAATGAAAGTAAGAAAGGTTATTGCGAATGAAAAAGTAAAATCAACAATTGAGTTGGCTGAAAATATAATTGAGCAAGAAAAAAAGGTAATTATATTCACAAACTTTACAGACACATTACAAGAAATTTATAATCATTTTGGAAAAAGTGCCGTATATTTGGATGGCTCCTGTTCCAAAAATCACCGTCAACAAGCCGTTGACCAATTCCAAACAAATGACAAAATTAAAGTGTTTGTTGGAAATTTAAAAGCCGCTGGGGCTGGAATCACATTAACGGCGGCCGAAGCTGTTATTATGAACGACCTTTCATTTGTTCCAGCAGAACATGCTCAAGCTGAAGATCGTTCACATAGAATCGGTCAAAAAAAATCAACATCAGTATATTACCCTTTATTCCAAAACTCAATTGAGGGTATGATTTATGACATCCTTGAAAGAAAGAAAAAAATAATATCAACCGTTATGGGTGACAATCTAATGGACGAGGCTTCAGTTATTGAAGAAATGCTCAATCGGATTTCTGCTAGTAGGTGATATTTATATTATATGAATGTCAAAATAACTTATCACGACACCGTTTCAAAAGAAGAACAAAAATTAATTGAGGAGTTTATATCTTTTTTAAAAATAAAATATCCATTGGAAAAAGATGTATTTATTGATTTTTTGAAAAAGAGAACAAGTGAAATGTCAACTGGTGGTAGAACCTCAACACATCATCTAAAAATTTTGGTTAAAGATAGACTAAACCGAGATGTTCTTAGATCCTTAGTTCACGAATGGGTGCACGAATATCAAAGGACTGTATTGGGAAGAAAAAAAGGTCCGGAAATTGGTGGAAAAAACGAGGACGAAGCAAATGCTATTGCTGGACAAATGATGAAAAAGTTTGAAAAAACACATAAAGAAGAACTACCAAAAATTTATAAAAGTTTTTCCGAACAAATAACAAAACTTGAGGAATCATTAAATATTGAATCATTTAATAACTCACAAATCATATCTGAAATAAAACAAGTCAGTGTTGAAAAATTACCGTATGAATATGATTCACTTGAAAGTTTTATTGACCCAGAAACAATGGAAACACATTATACAAAACACTACAAGGGTTATGTTGAAAAACTAAATGTGGAACTTGAAAAAATAAAAGGGAAGGATTTGGATTTGGAGGAAATTGTAACAAATATATCAAAATTTAATACAACGATTAAAAATAATGGTGGTGGTGCGTTCAATCACGCTCTTTTTTGGAAAATGTTATCACCCAAAAAACAAACAATTAAAGATCCAATCAAAACAAAAATTGAAAAAACTTTTGGTTCGTTTGAAAAATTTAAAGATACGTTTGAAGAAGCCGCAAAGTCCAGATTTGGTTCCGGTTGGGTTTGGTTGATACTAACCGATAAAAATAGATTAAAGATTGTAACGACCGCAAATCAAGATAACCCACTAATGAATTCAGAAAAAGAAAGGGGTTATCCGTTGTTGGGACTGGATGTTTGGGAACATGCATATTATTTAAAATACAAAAATAAAAGGGACAAATATGTGTCAAACTTTTGGAAAGTTGTAAATTGGGGTTTTGTAAATGACCAATACACAACCAGACTAGATATTCTAAAATTCAAACAATAAGATATTTATAAAAAAATATATCTTATGTCAACTTCAATAATTACAGAACCACAAAGATCAAAATTATATAAAAGAATTAGAAATCTTTTGGGTGCACCACTAAGGGGTGTTGAGTTAGAGGATGAAATGATGGATTCATTGTTGGAACTTTCAATTCAAGATTATTCACAACACGTTAATGATTGGTTAATTGAATCTCAGTGGTCCTCAGTTTATGGTTTAAACCTTGATGAACAATCATTGACGAGAGCTTTTACAACCAGAAGTTTGGACTGGGAAACACAATATACGTATGCTTACTCAAAAATTGTTGGTTTACAAGCTGGTGGTGATTGGGTGTTAGAAAAAGATTATGTTGATTTAATTCCAGGTCAACAAATATATGAAATACCAGCAGGTAGAGAAATAAATGAACTTTTATGGTTTGCAAGACCAGAATTAGATGCTGCTTATTTTGATCCATTTATGGGTGGATTTGGTGGGTTCGGTGGTATCGGACTTGGTGGTGGTGCCGGATTTTCTCAAATGGGAACTACCGGAAATTATTTCATCACGCCAGCTTCCGATATATTACTTAGAATGGCTGACATCCAAATGAAAAGGAGATTAATTACCGGTGACTTAACATATAGAGTTACTGCACTTCCGGAAGGTAAAAAAGCCCTACATTTATACAACGTACCTGGTGGTAAGTTTGATTTTGGTAACATACAAAGAAACCAATATAGAGTGTGGTATTGGTACTATAACACCTTTGACCGTGACGATTGTTTGGCTAAAAACCCAGATGTTGTTAGATTACCATCAGACGTTCCTATTGACGAAACGAGATGGGATGAATTAAATAGTCCAGCACAAACTTGGGTTAGAAGATGGTTTACAGCTTATTGTAAAGAAACCTTAGCCAGAGTTAGAGGTAAGTATAGTGGTAACTTAAAAACACCAGATTCTGAATTAACACTTGAATATCAAACACTACAATCTGAAGCCAAAGATGAAAAAGCCATGTTGTGGGAGGAATTAAAAACCAGACTTGAAAGATTGAGACCTGAAAAACAATGGGAAATCAAAGGTACTATGGCTGAAAATATGAATAAAGCTCTTAAATTTAGACCATTTAATAGCCCATATAATATCATATAATTCATTATGGCAATATATAGAAACACGCCTTCAATTAGAATTATAAATGGTCACGAAATTAAAACTTCGGATTCTGTTGTTGTAACAAATAAAAGTTATACCACAAACGGAGAATTTATTGTGGTGGTTAGGGATGTTGATTATTGTGAGGTGTTTTTGGATTCAAAAACAACCGACCATATAGTCATAAAATCACTTACGTATGTTTTAATAAAAGCAGACAGTAAAATTGACGACGAGTTTGATGAAATTGAAATCGGTGAGGGTGCGTCAGTTGAATTTAAAAACGTTGGTGGTATATGGTATATAATATCATCTGACGGTTTGAAGGGTTCTTAGTCAAAAGCCAAACTCATTAAATCACCATCTTCATCAAATTCGTAAATTTCTTCATCATCAATTTTGTTATCAATCTTGTGTGTTTCCATTAACTTTTTGTTATGTTCAACCCTTTCTGAATCAACCAAATTAATGGTATCATCAATATACATATAATACGGATCAATACCCACCTTTTTCCAAAACGAAAGTTCCATGTCAGAAAGTGTCAACAATTCATCTAAGGTATCTTGATCTTTTTCTTTATTTGGATAACCTCTAGTTAATTCTGTTTGAGATTTTGTAAATATCGGTCTATCTTTTGGGTCCTCAATTAAAATATCCTTTCTGATGTCCGTACTATATACAACTAATAACGGTTCAATTCGTTTGTTAAATGCAGCCAAAATACGCGGAACATTGTACTCACCCAACATATCCGGGTTTCTCTCAATTTCCTTCTCATCAATTAAATAACAATTCAAAATTAATTCATCTTCATATTCAATTGGGAAAGGTTTACCGTTGTTAGTTTCATACAAAAACACTTCTTCTTTTGTTGCCTTAATTTTTTTAGTTTTTTTCTGAACATCACCTTGTGATTTTTTAACACCATTGTTTACATAATAAATGGTATCACCAAGTCCTGGATTTTTACCTTCCCTTATAAGTAACTCCATATGTGCTTGTCTGGACATCAGATTCCCAGCTTTTGTTCTTTTAGTTATATGAACCTTATAGTCCTCAATAGATTGTTTAACTCTAGCTTTACTGGCGACTTTGGCTAATGGTATTTGTTTGTTGTATATCTTATCCACATATTCATAATAGAAATCCAAAAACTCACCACCCTTACCGTCAAGTAACATTCTAAGTCCTTTATCCAAAAACTCGGCAACATATGTTTGAAGTTTTTTTGACTTAATGGTATTTCCGGTAAGTTTAACTTTACCCTTATCAGTTAATAATGCGTAGTTTTTTCTTGCAACATTAATAGTTGTTGGCCACACACCATCAATATCTAGACCCATCTCATTTCGCATAAATGTGTCGTTATATTCCGCAACATCCGCTTCAGCACCAGTATACTCCTTTCCTTTTTCAACCAACCCATTAAGTCCCTTTCCGATATAGGTATAAGTGTCCCTACCTTGAGGAGTCTCAAAGTTTACACCATCCGTATCTAAAACTAGGGGAATGTACCCTCGTTTCATAAAATACATAATCATCTGTCTAAGATATTGCCTACCGGTACACGTAATCTGTTCTCCCATGTCCATATCACCCCAGGCAAATACGTGTGGGGCCGAGAGTGACCCAAAGAATGCGTTGATGAAGATTTTGATTGGTAATTGTTTCCTGTCGTATGAAACAGAAAGTTTCGGATCCGTTTTTTTAAATTCACTTGCTAAGTTTTTATATTTTATACGTGTATCACGAAAGTACTTTAACATACTTTTCATGGCACCCATTACGTCACATTTTGGAAATACGTCGTGAACCAACTGAATGGAAGGATATAGGGATGAGTAGTCAAGTTTCAATACGTTTTTTGAGTAACCCACCTGTAGTAACCTTGAAAGTCCTCCGGTGAATTTTCTTTTTGGTAATTTTCTTGGGATTGCCAAATTGTGTTTGTATGACCACGCACACATAATCATTTTCCATAAAGTGGCGGTACCCATCGTGGATAACCTCTCATATGTTGTTGGTACTAGTTTTGAAAGTAAGAAATTCGCTTGATTGAATTGTTCATCCACAACCATCGTTTCATAAAGGTCATCGTCAAGATATTGTTCAATAATTTCAGATCCGGATATCTTTTTGTATACATCATCCCTCCTTGAACAAATTTCATCTATTTTTAAATCAATGCCGACCCTTTTGTAGTTCCCATTTTCTTTATTCATCCAATAGTTATCATTCTCAAAATAAATTTTTCCGATTTTATCACCCTCAACATATACCCGGTTTTCTTTTTCGGCTTCAATAAATTTAGTTATGTATTTCAATGACCAACTTTTAATATCGGAGTTAATTGCTTGTGCTCTCCTTACCGCATGCGCAATATCAACAATGTTATACCCCCACATTTGGGTTTGCGTGTAGGGTTCCATTTCATTTGCCAACTTTAATAATCCTTCTTTTTGTTTTAAAGAGTAATCCGGATTAAGGGTTTTACTAATCTTTTTGATATTTAATTTTAAAATTTCAGCTCGTTTTAAAATAAATGGGAAGTCAAAGAAAGCGGAGTTATACCCACCAATTAAGGATGGTTTTAATTTATCAATTGTGTCAAAAAATTCCACAATCATCTTTCTTTCTTCTTCTTCGTTTTGGGCCGATAAAAGTTTCAAAAATCCACGGTTGTCCTTCATACCAATAAGGAATATCTTACTGGTTTTTGGATCCAAACCCGTGGTCTCAATATCAAATACAAACCGGTGAATTTCATCATATTCATCAAAACCCTTAAATAATCTTTTGTTTCTTTGAATCAAGTATTGTTCAACTGGTGAAAGGATTGAAATAAAATCAGAGTTATCCCTACCCCACGGGTCAAGTCCACCACCCTTAAAAAAGTTTACTAGGTTTGAATATGATTTTGTTGTTTTAACAATATATGTAAGTCCGGTTTTTAATCGTTCATCACCGCGATGTTCCAATTTTTCAATAATAATTCCGTTCTCGGACATTGCCTTCTTTTGGAAGTCCTTATTACCTTTATAGAAATTTTTGGTACGTAAATCACCAACCCAGGCAAATGGAATAAATGTATCCATTCTCAAAAGTTTACCTTTGATTGGATCTTGGATTACCTTAAAAATTTTGTCGGTTTTGTAGTCGTACTCTAGTGCTACTATGTATTTTTCGTCGTCCTCGCCGTGTAGGAAACGTTCAATTTCTTCTTGTGGAACCATATATAATCTATTTTAAATTTGGGTTATTATGCTCAAAAACTAAGTTTTGATTTCCCTTTAACTTAAAAATAGAATTAATTTTCGGTTTGTCAAATGATATTTATGTAAAGATTTTCACCGATTGGTACAATCAAATCACCGGTTTCAAGTTCGGCAAAAAATTCACCCACAAACCTACCCTTCTTACTTGTGTCCTTTCCGGACCATTTATAAAACACATAATATTCTCTGGGTGAATCAATGTTGTTTCTTATTTTTTCTGTAACATATGCAGGTTTCATAAATATTTTTTGAATTCCGTCATCTTCACTTCTCATTGAGAATTTAATGTTGGCGTTTACTAGTTCATCATAAAACAACTTATCTGAGTCAGTTCTACCGTCTCTTACCACATCCATAAGTAATATGGGTAAATTACTATTTTGTTTGATAAAAAAATCCATTAACTATAAATAGTTCAATCCTCAAATAATCTAAAAAATAGAGTAAAAGATAATCCAAAAATAATTCTGGCAATTATTACATATAAAAGACAATTGGTTTGAGATATACAATGTGTGAACAAAAAATAGATTCCGGAAAAAATAAATAGGGTTCTTAATAGTTTGAACAAATGCCAAGCATCTGTAAAACCAACAAGTAATGATTTTGACAAGAAAAATTTCTCACCTTTTAGTGGGTCACTATCTTTATATTTATTTTTCCAGGAAAGTTGTGGATTCCAAAAAAGTTGGTTTTTTAGATTTTTGAATATGGATAAGTCATAATGAAATTGTAATTTATCCATCGCCGCTTCACTCACTCCTGCTAAAACAAATAACACAAACCCTAGATATTCCATCAGTTATTTTTAATGTATTTAAGGTACCAAACAAGTGATCCGACAAAACCACCATAAATAGCGACAAATGAACCGATTAGTGGATATAATTCATCCAAGTACCCATCTTTAATCCAAAATGGATAAAGTACGGAACAAACACCCAAAAAAACAACTGGAAGTAAGTGGAATATATGTTTTACTATTTTCATAACTATTATTTTAATATAAATAGTTTCCAAAAATATTTATCATTAAATGAGCGACAAATTAGAGAAATTAAAACTGAACAAACTTATTCAAGAGTACAATTATTTGATGATAGATTTTGAATATAAAATGGAGGTTGTTGAAGAATATCGGCAACCATTTATGAATGATGTTGCCGAAAAAAGAAAAACCGAGGAACCAAAACCACCACCACCTCCCCCACCAATTAATGAGAACAAAAACGAAGAACCGAAAAAAAAAGATCCGAAAATAAAAGATGAGGTTTTGGATGATGAAACAAAAGGTAAAATCAAAAAGATATTTCGTGACATTGTTAAAAAATCACATCCAGATAAAATTGGTTCTGATGAACATTTGGAAATTTATATTTCGGCAAAAGACGCATATGAGGATAATGACCTAATGGAA